AGAATACTCACAACGTGAAAGAACTTTCCCTGCATTTTATGATGGGGATTATGATTACTTTCAATCAATAGAAAAAGCACGTAAAACTAATAAGCATATTGTGGTACTTAAGGCTCGACGTAAAGGTTATTCATACAAAGCCGCAGCTATGTTAGCTAGAAACTACTACCATTTACGTAATTCTAAGAACTTTGTATTTGCATCAGATAAACAATACTTGATTGGTGATGGTATCATGTCTAAAACATGGGATATTCTTTCATTTATTGATGATAATACAGCATGGACTCAACCAAGGATTAAAGATACTGATATGCATAAGCAGTCAGGATACAAAAAGAATGTAAATGGTGCTGATGTAACCCTAGGTTTTAAGTCTCAAATACTAGCAGTAAGTTTGAAAGATGATCCAGACAAAGTCCGTGGTAAAGCAGGGGAGTTAATCTTCTTTGAAGAAGCAGGATCTTTTACAGGGCTATTAAAAGCTTGGGAAGTTGCTATGCCAACCATGAAACAAGGGTCTAAAACACTTGGAACTATGGTAGCGTTTGGAACTGGTGGAGAAGAAGGTCCTGGATTTGAAGGACTGGAAGAGTTATTTTACCATCCTGATGCATACGATTGTTTAGCATTTGAAAATGAGTGGGATGCAGGTGCAATGGGTAATTATTGTGGATTTTTTCACCCTATTTACAAGAACTTAGATGGGTTTATTGATAAAGATGGGAATAGTAACACCAATGCAGCTATAGAATTTGAGTTAGAACAACGAGAAAAGAAGAAAAAAGGTAATGATGCTAAGTCATTTGACCAATATGTAGCAGAACATGCCTTTACTCCACAAGAAGCTACACTTCAAGTTACTGGAAATACGTTTGATGTTACATCTTTGAAAGAACAATACAATAGAGTGATAGCAAACAACTTAGATGCTATTGGAATTGCAGGAGAATTATATTACACTACAGATGGAAAAGTAGATTTTCGTGGTAATTCCCCACATAGACCTATTACTAAGTTCCCACACAGAAAAGATGATGATGTAACAGGAGCAGTAGTGGTTTATGAACCCCCATATAAAACTGATATTGAGCAAGTTACCCCAAAAAATATGTACATAATTGGGCATGACCCTTATGCACAAGCGGGAACTACTGGATCTTTGGGAGCCGCATATGTTATTAAAGTTCCAAATAATTTATCTAAACCAGATGACTTAATAGTTGCATCTTATGTAGGCCGTCCTCAAACTCAAGATGAGTATAATAGAAATCTGTTCATGTTAGCAGAATACTATAACGCAAAGATAGGATTTGAGAATGACCGAGGTGAAGTAATCCCTTATGCTAAACGTTTTAGAAAATTACACCTACTACAAGAAGAATTTGAAATGTTAGATAAACGTGATCTTCGTAGTAAGACTGTTAAACGTCAGTATGGAATGCACATGACTGAGCAACGTAAGAACCAAGGAGAACTTTATATTAGGGATTGGCTAATAGATAGTAGAGGCGCTGATGAAGATGGAGCAGTAACCCTTAATTTGCATAAGATTTATGACCCAGGATTATTGCAAGAGTTATTAAAATTTAATCGTAAAGGTAACTTTGACCGAGCCATGGCGCTAATGATAGCGATGTATCATATGCGAGAGTTATACAATAAAGAAGTTTATATTCAAATCAATGATAATTCAGCAAATGATTGGTTTGATAAAAATTATAAGTAACTTTGCTAATATAAGTAATTTTATAGTTAATTTTGTAAGTAATGTACGGACAAGCCCATATACCTAAACAAAGAATTCCATTAAGTCAGAAAGATGAGAAATGGAGACAGGACAGTGTTAACGCATTTATCAATTTATCTAAATTTGGTATTAGTGAGCGTCGTGCATATTTACGATCTTTGTATGACTACTATAATGGTGTAATAGATGAAGAAGACTATAACTATGTACTTAAACCTTACGGAAAAACTAGAAAGAATTTCCCGACTAAGCTACGAAACTACCCAATCATTAAACCCATTATTGATTTACTTCTTGGAGAGAAATCTAAACGGCCTTTAGAATATTCAGTAACTATACAAAATGCTGATGCTATTAGTCAAAAAGAAGAACAGCTACAAAACTTACTTCTTAATAATATCCGTACTAGATTCTTAAATGAATTAATTAAACAAGGACAAGCACAAGGAGAGCAACAAGAAGTCCCACTTCCTAAGCAAATTCAAGAAGAGTTCAATAGATCTTATGTAGACTCTAGAGCAATTAGAGGACAATATTCTTTGAATTATATTATGAGTCAACAAGAGATTTATGATAAATTTCAAAAACAATGGTTTCACTTTTTAGTAGCTGGGGAATGTTATTCTCACAAAGGAGTTAGACGTAATGAACCATTCTACGAAGTTATTAATCCATTAGATGTTGACTTTGATAAAGATCCAGATATTGATTTTGTAGAAGATGGAGATTGGGCTATCCTTAGAAAATTCTCTCATGCTTCAACTATCATTGATGCTTATGGGGAATACTTAACTCCAGAACAAATTTTAGAATTAGAATCTCCTACTCACACATCTGCAGAAGCTTATCTTTTGTATCGTGCAGAAGCTTCAGGAGCTGATGATAACATTTATCGTAATAGGTTAATTGAAACCATTACAGTATATTGGAAGTCTAGAAAACGAATTGGATTTTTATCTTATACAGATCCCAATACGGGAACTCAAGAGGTTAAAGAAGTTGATGAAACTTTTAAATTAACCAAAGAAATGAGAGCAGAAATGCAAGCATCTATAGAATGGGAATGGGTTAATGAAGTGTGGGAAGGAATTAGAATTGATAGAAGATTTTATATTAAAATGAATCCAGTTGCTATTCAAAGAACTAGCATGGATAACCCATCTATTTGCAAACTTCCAATTAACGGAAGAAAGTATTCTGATATTAACTCTCAACCTATTTCTTTAGTTAGTCTTGGAATACCTTACCAACTCAACTACAACATTTACAAATACAGAATGGAATTAGCAATAGCTAGGTCTAAAGACATTATTGCTCAATTCGATATTAACATGATCCCTAAAAATTGGGATATGGATAAGTTTATGTATTATGTGGAGGGTACTGGTATTGCTTGGGTAGACTATAACAAAGAGGGAATACAACTATCCCCCCAGCATCAATCAGTGTTGGATATGTCAATTAAGACGATCTCACAATACCTTACCCTCCTAGAATCTATAATGGTTGAATGGGAAAAGGTAAGTGGGGTTAATAGACAACGTCAAGGTTCTGTAGGAACTTATGAGGGAAAAGGTACATCTCAACAAGCCATTTTACAATCTTCTCACATTACAGAAGATTTATTTAGAAAGTTTGCAAACTTTGAAAGAAGAGAATTGCAAGGACTTATTGATTACTCAAAAGTTGCTTGGATTAATGGAAAGAAAGGAATGTTTGTAATGCCTGACAATACATTAGCTGAATTAGAAGTTGATGGATTGCAACACTTAGAAACTGAGTATGGAATTTTTGTTGCAGATGCAGGTAAAGATGTAGAAAAACTTCAAGCTATTAGAGGATTTGCACAAGCCGCTGTACAAAATGGTCTTCCAATGTCAGCAGCTATCTCAATCTTTGAAAGCGATAGTTTCCCACAAATTAAAGATAAAATTAGACAAGCTGAAAAAGCTCAAGAAGAGTTACAAAAAGCTCAACAAGAAGCCCAAGGTCAACAGCAACAACAAGCACTTCAAGTACAACAAGCTCAAATTCAAGCACAACAATTGGATAAAGAAAAAGACCGTCAATTACAAATTGAACTTGCTCTTATTGCAGCTGAAAATGATGATAAAAAGAATTCTGCATCATTGGAAAAGATGATGAAAGATTTTGAAATTAAGCAAAAACAATTAGAACTTAAAGAACAAGAAATAAACAATAAACTTGTTCAAAATAACAACCCAGAATAATGGCTAAAGAAATGTCAAAATATCTTTCTCCTTTAGATAGTCTAGAGAAGAATGGAACAGAAGCAATTAAAAAC